TCGACTCTTTTATAGGGGGTCACGAAAATTCCGTGTAGACGTCGGCAAAAATTGAGGCATAAATGTAGACGTCGGCATGTAAAAACATGCCACTCGCTAACGGCCTAGCACCCAACACCAAAACACGTGGCTACATCGCCACCTGCAACAACTGGTCCGAAGAGGACCTAACCTACGCTCGTGTCCTCGCTAGTGAAGCGCTCTACGCCATCATTGGTAAAGAAATAGGAGAAGAAACTGGAACCCCCCACCTCCAGATGTACTTCTACTTCAAGAACGCCCGCTGCGCTGGCGGTATCTTAGCTAAGATGCCTAGAGCCTGGATCAACATCGCCCGTGGTTCCCACGAGGAAAACAAAGCCTACTGTTCTGAAGACGGTGACTATGAAGAGTTCGGCACCATGCCCGTGCAGGGCAGGCGCAAAGATCTCACTGGTCTAACCAGAGCTATCCTGGACGGGGACATGACTGTGGACCAAGTCCTCATCGAGAATCCCCAAACGTATCACACGTACGGTCGTACGCTTCGTGATGCTGAAGTGCTTCGCAACAGACGTCGTTACAGAAACTGGAAAACCCGTGGCTTCTGGTACTTTGGTGAGACTGGCACAGGCAAGTCCCACTACGCTATGGAGGACTTCAAGCCTGAAACCCACTACCGTTGGAACCTTATGGAAGACAAACAAGACTATTGTGGCCAGCCAATCGTCATCATTGACGAGTTCCGTGGCCAGCTTCCGCTGTCGATCCTTCTTCAACTTGTGGACGAGTACCCTATGAACGTGGCCGTTAAGTTCCGTAACCAATTCCCGTTCTTGGCCGAAATGGTCATCGTGACTTCGTCACTCCCTCCTGAGAAGATTTATCATAACCTGACACGAGGGGACAGCTTGGCACAGGTTTATCGCCGGTTCGAAGTTTACGAATTCCGGTTCAAGTCTGCGCTCCCTTCGCAACCTGGCACAGGTGAGCTCAGGGAGGTAATAAAGCGCAGACATGTGTACGATAGAAAAATGGACGAAGAAAGGACACTCGAAGATTTTTTGGGGGGCTAACCAACCCCTAAACCAACAGCGCCTTCGGCGCTTACTAAGAGGCGCCTGCGGCGCCCACTAACCCTGATTCGTAAGGAAGCCTTACGAATCTGCTGGCTTGTTGACTGATGATAGCTCAACGAAGTACTTAATCTGAACCACGATGTTCATCACACCTTGGGCCGTTCCGTCAACGGACAGGAAACCAACGTTGAAGAGGGCACGATAACTTGGTGACGCATTCTGCGCTCCTTGGAAAACGGTGTCGTCGAGGTCTTTGAAACCGACTAGGTTCTTCACCTTCACGTACTTAGTGATGGTGATGGGACGAGAATTCTGTGTCTGACCTTGGGCACGATGAATCAGGTACGGAGTCGTCAGGATGTCCTCCATATCCGTGGGAACCATTGAGATACTGGTGCTTGGCTGGAGCCCAACGAAGCACTCAACATCCGACACTGTGGATGCAGTATACGAGTAGAAGGTGACCTTGATTTTAGCCCCGTGAACCTTGAAATTCGTGTAAGGTGCTGAGCCACCGGATGCACCGAGTAACGTGTCAAAGTACTTGGGCTGGCCTCCAGCACCTGTGTAATTGGGATCATAAATGTCGTTGATACAGTACTGGTAGTTGGCAACTGTACCTGCTGAACCCTGTTGGAGTAGACGGTTGTCTGTGTAGGTGAACGTAGTGTAGGTCTTCTGGGGAAACGGTATGCTTACCATCCCGAGAGCCTTACCAAGCTTGGCCCTATACGGACCGCGTGTAGCTTTCCTCATCTTACGAGTCTTCCTACCAACCTTGCGACGCGCGCGACCACCCGCGCGGCGTGTTCGACGAAGTCTGCGATAACCCCAAGCGTCTTTGCCATATGGCATTTTTATGTAGACGTCGACTCTTTTATAGGGGGTCACGAAAATTCCGTGTAGACGTCGGCAAAAATTGAGGCATAAATGTAGACGTCGGCATGTAAAAACATGCCACTCGCTA